TATCTGGCAGGTAACTTTCTTGAAGATCTCTTAGATATTATTCAAGATGTAGATGAACTAGAAAAAGCCGAGAAGTCTTTATCTGCTGATGGAGTAAAAGGTACAGCAGTAGGATACGACAGCAATACACAAATAAGTACCTTTGTAACGGATACGCATTTAAAGTTTCTTAGAGCTATTGAAGATACTTTAGAAATGAAAGTAGACAAAGCAGGCTCATACAGTATTCGTATTGAACAAGAAGGAAAAGTAAATCAAATAACTACTAACGGAGGCAGCAGTTCTAATATTACAATAAAACAAGGAAGCTAATACTTGACAAATCTTCAGGGAGCTATATACTATATATATTGGTGTGGCATAATGTGCGCCAATAATAACAATAACACTTGCTTAATAAAAAGGAGTAAATACTATGACTAATAAATTCTTATTAGACCTCACTAAACCTATATTCTCAAACTCATTTATTGGATTCGATGCGCTGTTCAACGACTTGTATCGTATGCAGCATGTAGATAGAGCATCAGGTTATCCCCCTTATAATATGACAAAGAATGATAACATCTATAAATTAAAGATGGCCGTTGCAGGAATATCTAAAGAAGACTTAGACATTGTTAGAAAAAAGAACACGCTAATAGTCAGAGGCTCTGCAAAAAATGAAGATAAGAACGGAACTACTATTCACAAAGGCATAGCTCAAAGAAGCTTTAAAAGAAAATTTAATCTTGCAGATGATATTGAAATCAAAAATGCTAAACTAAAAGATGGAATGTTGTCCATTGAGCTAGAACGTATAATTCCAGAAGAAGATAAGCCAGTATCTATAAAAATTTCTTAGCTGTAAATGTTCCTACTATTGTTATTTAGTTGCTTTATTTTTTTTTCGTTTTGTATAAGCTTCGTTTTTAACAGTAGTAGGATCATCAGCTATATATCTGCCTTTATTATCTCTAGCTCTAACTGTTTCAAAATCTTCTTCAGTTGTACCGTTAAAAAAATGTTTAAATTTATTCCACCAACTCATAATATCTCCTTTATGTTATTCGAGCGTTTAGATCCGCTTCTATTTTATTATGTACTGCGTCTAATTCAGTTGTCGCGCTTCGCAATACGGACTGTAACAGGCTAAATTCTTCTCTACTTAAAAACTTTTTTAGTTTCTTAATATCCGTAGATATTCTTTCTGTTATTAACTGTCCTTGTTTATTGAACAAAACTGTATAAGCTAACAGCTTTGCTTCTTCCCTTTTTATTCTTGCCATTAAATTATTTCACATGTGCCTGCGCTACATGCTAGTTCCTTTGTGTTTTCTGTGTTATCTTCTGTTTCATATTCAGTAATCTTAGTCCAATCAACAGCATCCGTTGTTTTCTTTAACCATTTTCTATATTGATTATAAGTAATCTCTTGATAGGGAGCTTGTTTGTAGGAATGATCTGAGTAAGGAAGAAAAGAAATGCCTGATATATCATCAAAGTTTTTATATACCCAAGCACCTACATCTAACCACTCGTCTTCTTTTACTGAAACAGTTACAGAAGGTTTATGTTCACACCATTGGTCTTGATACTTTTTCCAAATCTTTAAGTGTTCAGTAGCTGACAAGTCTTTTCTAGTCAATGCACCTTTAGGACTTTTCATTGGAAAGTAGAAGACATAAGTGTGTTCTGGTTTAGTAAGATCATCTTCGTGATACACTCCTGCATCAACCATCATTCTTGCTAATGGATCTTTCTTATCTGCTCTTACTGTACGAAGGTAGTATGGGCTATGTCTAGTGTGAATACCAGAGGCACTATCGACCAGTTGACTAACTGTTCCACTAGGTTTCACACAGGTTATCGCTGCGGATTGGGGGATACCTAGTTTCTTAGCCCATACTTTATTTACATCAATAGATATTTTTTTCAATTTATCTAAATCTATTTTACCGTTTATCATATTAGCGTTATCCATTATTCCTGTAAGAGATACACCAAGTAAAGATTCTTCTTCTGTATTTTGTTTCCATTTGCTAGTCAAGTATCTAAAGTTTGTTAGTGTTGCTTGGAACGTACCAAGAATTGTAGCAGCTTCTACTTTTGAGACTAAAGTATCTTCTGTATCATCAGGTCTTACAACAACCTCAGTTAGATTACAGAATTGTTTGTTGCGCAATATGATTTCACTACACGGATTACAACCAAAGTCTTTGTACTCTTCTCTTCTTCCGTTTTTAGATGCCTGTTTCTCTGCGGCTTGTCTGTTGAAGATACCACGCTCTCCGCTTTTAGATTCATACAGAGATAACCATTCTCTCATAAACGCACCAGGCTCTGCTACATCTGTATAGGCTACAGAGTTGTTAGATAAAGCTCTCTGCTGATTGTCTTCCCACCAAGCACCTGACTTAGCATTGCGCATACGGTTGTCTGAGAGGTTGCTGAGAGAGATTAAAGCACTTCGCCTTACTCCCCCTACGACTACCACTTCTGCGACCTTACACATCAAATCATGGCAATCTATGGACACAAGTTTACGCTGTCCTTTTGTAATAGCATCACGGAATATGTTGATAGTAAAATCAAATAACTCTTCAAGCGGAGCAGGGCCACTTGCTCTTCCTCCAAATGTTTTTAATCTAGCACCGTAAGGTCTAATGTTAGAGACATCCCAAGTAGGAACTTGCCCTGCATAAAGCAAAGATAATAATTCTTTATATGCTTTAGCCCACCCTATTTTAGAATCAGCTACTTTAATAACTGTATCTGTAGGAAACAAATCTTCTGGAAGATCAGGCAATTCATTTATATATTGACGCTCAACACTAAAACCCACACCAGTACCACACATAAGTATATAAAGTGTTTCATCAAATGATCGAACATTATCCACAGCTACATAACTACAATTAAATCCTGCTACATTATCTCTTTCTAATGCTTTACCTGCTGACATCAATGCTCTCATACTTGGCATAATATTTAAGTAAAGCACAGCTTTTTCTAAATACTTTCTAGTTTCATCGAACTGTGGTTTACTTAGATTGTGGTTTTCTTTTAAATGTTTTTCAAAGAAATCAAAGTATCGAGACACAGTTTCGTTCCAAGTTTCTCTGCGTTGTTGTTCTTCATTCCATCTAGCATATCTACTAAGATGTATAAACTGTTGATAGTTAGTAGGTAATTGTGTTGTCATAATGCAAAAGCCTCTGTAATTTGTAGTGTAATTAAAAAATATATTATAGAAGATAGCATCAAAAAGATGACAGGCATAAGAGCATCCCAAAGCTCTACCTCTACTTCTAATGTTCCGTTTGTTCCGTTAGCCATAATTTGTAAAACAAGATAAAAGAAACATATTAAACTTTGTGTTAGAGCAAGTCCTGCCATAATCAATGCTGCTCTAATATCTGCAGTCCACATAAAGTATGAGCCAATTATCATTCCAAAAAAAGGTATCATATACAATAGTCTACTTATCATTTGTTTTATCCTCTACCCATAAGTGTATAGCTATAATAGCGTAGTGTATAATCTTTAATAAGTCACCTTGATTCTTATACTCTCCAGTAACAGGATTAGGTTTCTTACCATAGCGCATAGCATACTTCATAATGTTACCCATGCAAAAACCAACACCGTGTCCTGCATCTATAATCATATCAGTTGCTTGATACTTTTCATTAGCGTAGTGTTTTTCGTATGTGCTATCTACATATCTTTTTATTTGTTCTATTGTATTTTCTTCGTTGAATTTATAATCAACCATTATTTAAACTCCTCTGGTAAAGTTTCTGTTTCCTTTAAATAAGTAATAGCGTTTGTTAAATTTTCTGTATTATCTTTAAATAAACCTAATCCCATATTACACGCAGTACATAGTATACCTCTTACTTTATTGGTTGTATGACAATGATCTATGTTAGATGTAACTTTACTAAATTTAGTATTACAAATCTTACATTTATTATTTTGTTTTTTTAACATAAGATCTCTTTCTTTTAAAGTTATATTATATCTAGATTTTAAAGTGTAACCTTTTGTTTTTTCTTTATTAGCTTTATTCCAAGCTTTAGTTCTAGCAATTATTTTTTCTTTATTAACTTCATAGTTAGCTTTATTCCAAATTTTTTTTCTAGCATTTATTTTTTCTTTATTATCTTCATAGTAAGCTTTATTTTTAGCAAGTACTTTTTCTTTATTAGCTTTATAGTGCTTTTTATTATAATCTTTATTATAAGCTTTATATTTTTCTTTATTAGCTTCATTCCAAGCTTTAGTTCTAGCAATTATTTTTTCTTTATTAGCTTCATAGTAAGCTTTATCATAAGCTTTTTTTTCAGCAGACATTATTTAAACTCCTCTGGTAAAGTTTCTTCTGTGTACCACTTAAAATTATTTGCTTCTGCCCATTCAGCGTGTGTTCTTTTAGTACCGTCTTTCCTCTTAGTAGCCCCTGGCATAGGAGAAAAAGGTTTCTGAAAAAGGAATACAAGTTCCATTGTATCAGGT